CTTTTTGAGAGTTTTGATTAGCCACTGTTCTCATTGTGTTCGCATTAGCAGCTGCAGTATTCATTGGATTTATTCCTCCAGTAGAAATAGGCATAGAAGCCGCAGCTCCACCTCCACCTCCACCAAATCCAGATAATCCTCCAAACATTCCAACAGCGGTTAGTACTGTGCCTGCGACTGCTAATATCATTGGTATAGTTCCAAGTCCAAGAGTTGGACCTGCAACCGCTGCACCTGCAGCAGATCCTGCCGACACGCTATCTGCTACAGCTCCGGCTGTTTTTGGTCCTAAAACTGCTACTTCGCTCGCAACTTCTCTAGCGCTATTATTAGCAGATTGTTGAGTTGCAATAGCTGATTTTTGATCAGCTGCGGCCTCTTGCTCTTTAAGTAATTTAGTTAGTTGCATTCTAGTTAATGCTCTAGCATCCATTACAGCGTCCCTTGCTTTTTTAGCTGATATTAAGGTCATGTATATTAACATTCCTGATAGTATGGCGGCTATACTACCAAATATCACTTTCACTACTGTTCCAGATTTTGCTATAGCGTTAATGCCATCGGCTATTAACTGTACAACTACAGTTATAGGAGTAAATGCAGCAGCAATACTTCCTGCAAATTCATGCAAGTTTTTCATCGCTGCTGCCATTTGTTGTTGCGCTGATGCCTCTGAAGCTCTGGCTGTGGCTTCTTCTCCCATCAATTTAGCAATCTCTGTACGACTTTTACCTTGAGAAACTAATTTTTCGTATAGATCTGTCTCTTGTAAATTAGCATCTTTACCAAGAGTATTTATCATTTGTTGCTTTCTGAACATCTCATCCAACTGCTCTTTGCTCATTCCTACTGCTTCAGCTAGAGACTGTTGTTGCAGTACGTTCATCTTAGCGTAATCTTGTTGACTTCCGATATTTTTAGTTATCTCTGTCATTAGATTCTTAGTATCACCAGTTAGTGCGTACTGTCTTGCCATTGAAAGATCAATATTCTTTCCTGTTAAAAGTTGAGCTTCAAATTCTTTTCCTATAGAATCTTGGAAGTTCAACATTTGATTTCCAGCTGCATTTATTTCGTTTAGAGTTGTACCGAATTTAGTTGCAGTTACAACCGCCTTAGTCAACTCTGATACATTCCCCTTAAAATTCATGAACACCGTAGCAGAGTTCTTGCTTATCCCTTCCATTATCTGCTTCTCTGTCATAGAAATTCCCAAACTCTGGGCCATGGCTTTACCTGTTCCAACAGTATTCGAGAAAGTTTCTTTTACAGATTTACCAGTTTCTTTGGATCTCATCTGTATCAATTCCATCTGTTGAGCAGATAGTCCAAAATTTCTAGATATCGCTGCGCTTTGAGCTAAAAAATCTTTGTCTTGATTAACCATTACTCCGAGATTGTTTGACATCTCGAAATAAGTTTTATTTAATTGTTCTGCATCAAGACCCATTTTTGTATTTGAAGCTGAGATCTCCAGAAAATGGTGTTGCATTTGCTCAGCTTGATCTACATTCACTCCTAGAGTTTTAGCGGCTTCAAACATCTTAGTCTGATACTCTAAAGCAAGAGTCACCATACTTTTCATCGCTGCGCTTAACAGAGCGAATGTAACAAGAGGATCGCTAACAGCTTTTATTAAAGATTTTCCGACATCTTTAGCGCCCTCTTTCATTATCTCCATGGAACTTTTTCCGTCTAGAGATAGGTTTCTTAATTTCTTAGTTGTTTCTTCTAAATTGAGATGTTTATCCATCCCACCGAACTTGCTCAATATGCTCTGCGTGCCCTTTAAAAGAGAGCCAGTAATACCCATTTGTTTTTCTACCGCTTTCTCTAGTTTCAATCTAGCCTCTGAGTACTCTTGTAACTTTATTGCCGCTTTTATCTGTTCTTTAACTGTCTCCTCTTGCTCTTTGTTTACAGCCCCCAACCTTAACATTGTTTCTAATCTCGATACATCTTTTTGAGATTTTTTAACAATGTTTTCTAACTCTTTTTCTCCAAGATCATTTACGCCATTTAACTCTTCTAATACAGATTGATATCCAGAAGATATGCCCGATATAGCTTTTGATACTTCTTTTGCAGCGAATTTGATTTCATCTTGAGTAAGTTTAGCCTGTTTTGCTCCATCTGAGAGTTTTGAGTAGGATGTCTCTCCAATTTTTGCTAATAGGCTAAATTCTAATTGCGCGTTTCTAAGTGTATTAACGCTTCCTTCTAACGATGAATTTAGATCTTCCCAATCATCGTTTAGGTTTTTTAATAATCTCGTAGCAGTTTCTTGTCCTACAAGGCCAACAAATTCTTCATAAGATCCATTTATGCCCTTTATCTCTTCTTTCAGCGCACCAGCCAATTTTAGAAGATCTCCTAGTTTTTTTAAAGATTCAAAATCTTCTTTACTGAACTTGGGAGCTGGTTCTGATGCTGGTGATCCTGGTTTTTTATCTTCTGCCATCTATTAAGGGTTCATATAGCATAAATATGAACACAGCCTATTTCTTGGGTCTTTTGACACTGCTAACAAAATCCGGAACGTTTACCTTAGGGTTAGCTTTATTTATGAACTTTGAGGGATCGGTGTCACTTGTTATTTGATCCTTGTTGAGGCTCTTTTCATATTCGGCTTTCTCCTTTTCGTAGAATTGATGTATCTCATTGAATGTATACTTTCTCAACCACACGGGCATATCATATATCGTATTCCAATCATAACCTCCTTTACCATGAAAAACGATTTCGTGTATCTCTTTGAATATACCGAACCTATGCGAGGTCGGGATAAAAAAATGAAAGCCCTATGGGCAAAGATACGCCCTCCTGTACGTATCCATCCGATGCTACGAATTTAAACGTTAGGTTCATGCCAGGAGAAATTTCCCTTATGTATTTTCTTAATGCTATAGAATCTCCTGCAAGGAGAGCTGTATCAACGAAATCAATAACCGTCTTCTTTTCGTAATCACCGTTTACTGACAGTATTAAGTGTTTAAGCCTTGTGGTGATCTCGTTAGCGGGTCTTATTTTCTTAGTGGCATTAATTTCTGCTTCAATCTTCTTTTCATCCCCGTGTGTACTTAGTTTAAAGGTCACAACGTTTCCTGTCACTGGCAGCACAAATTCGAACTCGTTCTTATTGTTGAACTTGCTTTCATCAAACGGTTTTTCAGCTATTTGAGTTAGATCGACTGTAAAATCTTCCTCTACTCCAGTTAGCGGATGTTTATATTTTACGGGGTAATTTTTACCGTAACCCAATATCCTAGACGCTATCATGATTCCGTCCTTATCTCCACTTATAAGATCATCGTAATTGATCTTAGTGATTATTAGAGAACTAAACATCTTATCTATCGCTACGCCCTGTTGAATATAATTTGTATTGGTGAGAATGTCTTCCTCTCTTGCTGTCATGTATTTCATTTCTATCTCTCCAGAAGACAGAGGATTGTCTTTAGGATATACAAGACCTTTTGAGGGTAACTTAATAATTTCTGTTGGTAACTTAAATTGAGCCATAAACGTTGTTTTTTATTTATAAATATCCGTAATTGGTAATTTTAATCAAAAAAAAAGCCCTTTTAGAGGGCTTCTTTTTGTGTGTTTATGTTGATTAGTAGTTGAGTACGCAATAGTCCATAGAAATTTCCACAGTCAATTCAGTAGGATTACTAGTAGACCAATCGTACGTACCGAAAGCCGCATTCTTACAAAATGCCCCTTTAAGGATCCATTCAGAAACGATATCTCCAACTGGACCAAGTATAGCGAGATTTATGTCTTTTTTATAGAAGTCTGAATAGCCGTCACGACCTGTTACAGATTCGTGCGCCAAACGCACCCATTCCATTACAGCCTGTTGACCAGAAGGGGATATGGGATTGTAAAGCGTAAGGCTTATGTTCTTCCATTTTGCTTTACCCTTAATCATACGATACACGTTAATGTGATCGATTTGAATCTCGTTAAGTTCTACACCGGGCGCATCAGCCTTCTTAATCATATAAGAAGGGATTCCGTCGATATACATTACGAATCTATTGCTTACTGTGGGCTCAAAAGCCGTAAACATGATTTCATTAGGATCCAATACAGGCATGTCTTTTCAATTTAATGGTTCATCAATAAATATACGGCAACCTGCATTTTTTGTAATCTGCGTCTCATTCAGACTTTAATTTCCCCTTTACCGAATTTGCTTATGAGCTTCTGTAAAGGATACCAACCTGATTCTCCAGGGGGAAGTTTCTCGCCTTGTGCTTTGAATAGTTTTCCTGTGGAATCAGAGTTTATCTTGATTTCTTTGTTGTCCTTCTTCATGTAACCAGTTCTAGGTGTGGTCTTAGTTAGTTTTACTTCCACACCATCTGGGTACTTAACTACCGAGGGATCTTTCTCTTCTATTTCTGATATCAATCGACCTAACGCCGCTCTGTAGCTTTTGAGCTCTTGTAGCGTGTATTTTTTGTTAGAGAATTTCAACATCTTTTTATACAAAGAGGGCCTTTCGGCCCTTTTGCTTTTATTAGATTTCTGTTGCCTTTTTAGGAGTTTCTTTCTTTTCCTGCATTTTAGCTATTTTCTCTCCTAGGATTTCGTACATCTTCTTGAGTTCGGAAAGCTTAAACTTTTTCTTCTCTGTCAATCCCATTCCTGGGACATCTTTATCGGCTTTTACTTCATTATCTGGGGTTACTTTTACCGGAGCATTAGCTTTCTTTACTTTTTTCTCTGGGGCTTTCTTTTCAGCTTTCTTGGATTCAGTCTTCTTTTTAGGAGCAGAATCTTTCGATTTCTTTTCCTTTATAGTAGTAGATCCAGGCATACCAAAGTCGTTCTTGCCTTCTTTGATGCTCAGCTGCTTTTTCACGCTCTCGTAGAGAGCAGCTGGAACCTTTATTCTTATAATTGTGCTGTCTTTCATCTTATGATGGCTTTATATTATTGACCGAAAGTTGTTCCAGTTGGCAGGATGTTGAAGTCAAGTTGGATGAATTCAGCAGTCTTTGTAGGCTGCAGATAGATTGTACCAACCAGTTGGTTTCTATCAACCACATCAGGTGTGTTGTTAGTTTCGTCCATCACTACTTGGAAAGCGTAGAGACCCTGACGCTGCTGAACAGATTCGAGATAGGGGTTAACCTGGTTGAGGAATCTGTTGCGAGTAACTTGAGTGTTAGGCTCGAATACGATAGTCTCTCCAATCTGACCGATGTAGTCCTTAAGAGCGATGAGCAGTCTGCGTACGTTAACGCGATCAAGAGCAGAAGGCTTTTGCTGAAGAGTCTTCTGACCGTAGATCACCGTACCAACACCAGGGAAGGTAGCGATAGGATTAACTTTGCCTTGATAGAGCAAGTTGCGATCATTTACAGTGAGTCTTCTCTCCGGTCTCAATACAGTGCTCATTGCACCTCTGTTGAGACCTGCTGGAGCGAACCACTCTGCAGAAACTCTATCGTTGTATTCGTAAATTGCAGGTACTAAGGTGGAAGCAGGTACGAAATTTAGTTTACCTGTTTCGCGGCTTCTCAATTGTACCCAAGGCCAGTATGTAGCGCCGTAAGAGTTGTCGTATCCTACTGCTTCGTTTATTACTGTATTTAATTGGGCTCCGTAAGTTACCATGTCTATTACAGCGATGGAGTCTCCTCTCGTTTGAGCCAAATTCAGGATGCCTGATACTTGGGAAGGAGCGTTTTGGCTTGTAAGACCTGGTGCGTATATTACGTTGAATGCGTAAGCGTCTTGGTTTTCCAAGAGGTTTATAGCGATGTCGTAATTGGTATTGAACAAACCTTGAACGTTATTTGCCGCAGTAGTAGCTGCGTTAGATTTAATGCCCTCGAACATGTTCAAAGCAGCAACGCCTTCACAACCGAAGCGCTTACCAGTTGCTCCTCCAAAAGAAC